TGGCGACAATCCGCGTCGAGCGTCGTTCCTGGCCCGCATGGGTAACATGCCTGGGCCGGAGCGAGACTCTAAGGGGCGACCGACGCGTCTCCTGCTCTCCCTTCAAGCGTGGGGGGCTAGCAGCAAGGCTGATGCTAAGGCTAAGGCTAAGGCGATTAGCGCTAGAAATAAGGGGAAGAAAAGTGCCAGCTAAGAAGGGACTATACGCCAACATTCACGCCAAGAGAAAGCGCATTGCTGCTGGATCTGGAGAGAAGATGCGGAAGCCAGGGGCAAAGGGAGCACCTACCTCTAAGGCGTTTAAAGAGTCTGCTAAAACAGCTAGGCGAAAAACCGCTTGAATATTAATGCTGAGATTGCCCAAGATCTGGCCAGAGGCCGAACCGACATCGGTTTCTTCGCCTCTCGCTGGCTAGGTGTCAATCTCAATCCGGGCCAACTGGCCTGGTTAGAAGGTATGGTTGCCCGCGATGAGACAGGGTTCAGGCCCAAATACCTGACTACTGTGTGCAGCGCTGGTAACCGGGCCGGTAAGACTTTGGGGATGGCGGTTGGAGTCCTGCACTCTGCCACCTACAAGCTGGGACTTCGTCCCCCGACCGCTGGGTCCATTGAGGATGCCGAACGTTGGACTACCGAGCCTTACGAATGGTATCACATTGGTATCCAGCAGGAAACTGCCGAGTTGGTGCATAGGGAACTATCGATGCTTCTTCAGGGAAGCCATCCAGCCCAACGCGGTAGGGGATGCCCAATCGTGAAAGAGATCGGTCCAGTATATAACTTCGAGAAGAAGTACCGTGGTGAGTACCTGTGGATCAAGGTTGACCCCATCTTCGGTGGGGCAAACATCCACTTCCGAACCACCCAGGACAAGGCTAAGGCACTCCTGGGCAAGGACATGAATGGCATCTCGTTCGACGAGGCAGCTTTCGAGCCACATCTTCTCATGATCTATCAGGAGGTTCTGAACCTCCGACGACTCTCAACAGGTGGACAGCTACACTTCATTGGCACACCGACTGAGGGCATCAACGACTACGCAGACCTGTGGGAGCTGGGAAACCCAATCAACCCAGACCGCGATGACCAGTTCATGAGCTTCCGGCTCTCGACTAGGGACAACGTAGGGTACGGTCTCAACGCCGCGACGTTTGACTCTATCGTCCGTCAGCAGGCAGAGTACCTTGTACCACAGAACATCGACGGTTACTTCATCGAGTCGAGAGATGCGTACTTCAACGCAGACATGATCGACAAGTGCTTCGTGGACTTCGAGGAGGAGATTGCTCCGACCAAAGGCCGCAGGTACTCCCAGGGCGTAGACCCTGGCATTTCATCTGACGCGACGTGGGCAATCACGATTGACTACACGGAGCGCGATATGATGGTAGGTGTCCGGTGCCGACGCAAGGTTGGCAAGCAGACAATCCCATCGGTGGTAAACATGGTGCGAGAGGGGCACCTGCTCTACAACCAGGACGGGGCTGCATGCACCAGCACCATTGACTCGACTGGCTTCGGCGGGAAACTTTTCCGCCAGGAGTTCAGCATCATCAAGCCACTGAGGGATTATGACTTCGGCGGCACGAGAGCCAAGAAGCTGGAGCTTCTGGCAGATCTCAAGGCCGTGATTGATCGGCAACAGCTCAAGCTCCCACGGAAGGGTGCTTGGATGGAGCTCCGGCGCCAGCTGCTGGGCTACAAGCTAGATGACAAGAAGCTGGAAACTGATGCCGTAATGGCACTGGCGCTGTCGGTGAGGCACGCGACCAGAAATCCTTCGAACCCGGTGACGAAGCCTGTGTTCAGCTATTTTGGGGAGATTGCAAATGCCTAAAGACAAACTGAAGATGACCTCTGGGTCATTCGTGAACGGGAAGGAAGTTCCTTCCATGATCACGACTGATCCTAACGTCGTCACCTCTGGGAACATCCAGGGTATCAAGAAGGCCATCGAGACTGCCCGCAAGGAGATCCGTGGCCAGAAGACTGCAGCAGTTGCTGCTCCTGGTACCCCAATCAAGACAGAAGCCACACCAGCTGCTACGAAAGGCCGCAAGGCACGCGCACTCCCCAGCGCTATTGCCAATGGTCGCACGAAGAAGGCTGGCTCAGGCCGCACCATCAATGACGCCCTCATCTCCGGCGGCAAGGTGCGAGTCTCCAAGATCAATCCAAAGTTCGACCGACTGCAGGCTCTCACCGCCGAGCAGAAGAAGGGCATGTCCCTGGAGCGCCAGCGCCTCAACCAGCTTGGCGAGGTAGCTGAGGAGAACGAGGACTTCCTCCTGGCACTCGAGGCCATGAACCGCAAGCAGCTGGTAGAGCCAGAGCAGAACCGCATGCGTGCGATCTACCGACGCTACGACCACTACTTCCACCCTAACACCTTTACCCTTGGTGGTGCGGATCACTGGGCAGAGGACCCAAGCGCACGGCTGTCAGGCCGTTCGCACGTGTCAGTCAACCTGCACGCCTCCTACGTCCAGATCCCAGCCTCACTGCAGGCTGTTACCCCTGTCATTAACTACGTCCCAACGGGCCCTACTGAAGGCGAGCGAAACCAGGCTTCGCGCAGAGAGCGTCTCATGTACGCTTGGTGGGATGCCAATGACATGGACCTCAAGCTCGAAGAGGCAGCTCTTCTCAAGGCTTTGTACGGCAACACAGCTGCCAAGATCTTCTGGGATCCGATCAAGAAGATGCCACGCATCCAGATCGTTGACACCCCAGAGAACCTCTACGTTGGCTACGGCAGCTCTGACTACACCCGTGTAGACTGGGCGCTGTACAGCTACGGCCTGTCCCCACAGGCTGTGCTCGAGGAGTGGGGCGTTGACGTGATCCCGGTACGAGATGGCAACCAGTGGTTCCCATACACCTCGTCCAGCACGCATGATGACCCAATCGCCAGCATCTACCTAAACAGCTACCACCGCGATCCGATCCGATACCAGACGGCGTACGACCAGATGAAGATCGAGATCATGGACTACTGGTACAAGCACCCTACTACCCCAGGTAAGCCACCTCTCGTGTGCAACGCTATCATCGTCGGCAACACCGTCGTGAAGCGCACTGAGCACCCTGAGCTTGAGGGGATCATCCCTTACATCATGCTACGGAACAGCATGATCCCAGGCAGCCCGTACGGCAAGCCTGAGCTGTACGACATCGAGCAGCTCCTCCGGGAGAAGGACGAGAAGATCACGGCGCAAGCCCAGATGATCCACTCCGTCGTTGGCGGTCAGATGTGGCAGCTCACTGGTGCCGAGGCTCCCGATGAGGTCCCGGCCAACGCCATCCCGAAGCCAAACCAGGTCGCTACCCCTGGGGCCGGGAACCGCATTGAATCCATCAACCCATTCATTCCTCAGTTCCAAGTAGAGGATTACAACAAGCGTATCGACCGTGAACTTGCAGTCGCCTCTGGCTTGAACGATCTTCTACTTGGACTTGCTCCATCTAGCGTACTTGGCTCTAGCCGTGCGATTGCACAGCTCATGGCCAACTACGAAGCTCGCATCTCCCCAAAGCGCAAGCTCCTCTACAGCTGGATCCAGCAGGTATGGGAAGTGTGCGCACGAGTGTGGGAGAACAAGGATAAGGCAGTTGCCAACGTCATCGATGGCGAATACTCCATCATGTTGACGCCTCCAGAGTTGACCCCACGAGACACCATTGAGCTTGCTCAGACCGCCATTAACCTGGTGCAGAACCGACTCTGGTCGGCAGAGCGTGCGATGGATCGCATGGGCGTAAGCGACCCAGAAGGCGAGAAGGACCTGATCCGCGACGAGCAGACAGACGCCACACTCAACCCAGCTGCGGTACAGACGATGGGTGCGCTCATCCAGATGTTCTCGCAGATGCAGCAGCAGGCTCCTGAGGCAGCTCAGCAGCAGGCAGCGGCAGGGCAGGCAAGCGCCATGGAGGCCATGGCCAGCATGAACCCACCGCAGGGTGGCATGCCAATGCTCAACTCTCCAACGGATGGCGCCGTTCCGCCACAAGAAGCTCTACCTCAGAACGCGCAAGAGGGCGGAGCAGACATAATGTCAATGCTTCAATCAATGCAGGGAGGTAATGAATAATGGCCCGACGTGGTAGCTTCGGCAGATCAGGCACAACACAGAACCTTTCTGTACTCGTGTACCAGCTGGTCAAGGAGCAGATGAGCACTGAGCTCACGAACATCCTTAACGCTTACGAGAACAACATGAAGGACGGTAGATACACCACCCAGTTCAATGGTCAGAACGTAGACGGCGAGTACGTCATGACGTACATGTCTCAGATGCTCCAGGGCTTCCCGCCTGGATCGACTGAGTACGAGACCCTCAACTCGCAGCTGGCAACATTCCGTTCACGATACCAGCGCGATGTTCAAAATCTTGTTATTGACTCCATGAACAACGGAACCCAGATTGACTTTGGCCTTCTCGGGCCGGCGTTCTCCAATAAGGGGATTGCAGAGGTAGAGCTTTCCGACGTCCGTAACTGGGCAGACGGAGAGATCGCTGCCTTGCTAGAGAACGGAGATAGCGCCCAGGCCGACAAGATTAAGGGCGCAGTCTTCGTTGCCGGGTTTAATGTCGAGAACGATGGCAAGGTTGCTGCTGTGAACAATGAGTCCATGAGCAGAGGACAGTACAATAACTGGCTGAAGGGGCAGCTCCAGGCAGCCCTTGATGCAGGATACACAAAAGACAGCGAAGCGTACCGAGGCATTCTAAAGCTTCAGGCTGAAGCTGCTAAGAATGCTAAGGCTGAGGGTGAAGGCAAGGCAGCCGAGGCGGTCGTCAAGAAGTTCAACGCTATCAAGAGCGCACTGAACGACAAGGCCAGAGACATGCTCCAGGCATATGCTGATGCCAATGGTATCAACATGGCAGAGATCAATGCGCTCATCGGCCAGGCTAAGGGTGACTTTGTTTACTACGAAACAATGCAAACTCTTGCTGGCCAGATTGGCAAGGGTGGGGAGTACGATGGATTCTACGGCGACGTAACAAGATTTGCTGGAGACCAGCTACTCTCAGAGTTCAACGCCTTGGTTGTAGGTAGCCAGGCTGAGCTCATTGACCTTAGAGAGAACGGCCTGGGCGGACTGTCTGAAGAAGATCGGATTAAGATCAAGGGTGACCTTGATGGTGAGATCGCCACAGGCAGCGCATACGTTTCACAAAGCGGCATTCCATTTAGCTCTGGCGGCAGCGTAAGCGCCCTTGACTCACTGTACACCGGACTAGGTGCTGCTGGCGTGTACTTCAGAAGCGACGGCTCAACCAAGATCGGAGAGGGTGGACATCCTGAGGCTGTATTCGCAGTCATGAAGGAGTTTGGTGACAAGCTCGGTGACGTCGAAGGATACTCACTACTCAAGTCACTTGCCAAGGGCGATATCCCTGTCACGCTCATCGAGGGCTTTGGCAGCGAACTCATCCAAGACAACAATCCACCTGACGGAGTGATCAGTTCAGCCGAATGGAAGACCGCCTTTGATAACGGTCTATCACGAGACACGTTTGCTAGCATCGAGGAAGCAGCCGCGACGAAGGCTGCTACACTTGTAATG